TTCCTCCTAAAAATGTTAAACCTTCTACACCTTTGGTAACAAAGTCGTCCTCCTGTTTTAAACGGATGCCACATCGCGCATAAAACTCTTTCCTCCGATGAAAGGAAGATAAAAATGCATAAGCCTGCGTCATCGCAAACAAATGATCATCAGAGTACAACTGCAAGAAGATGTATTTGATCAGAGTCCATATTGATACATTGGGAATATAGTTATGAGCATATGCTAACCATATTTCTAGGTGACCAACACTATTATCTGGCGTTGTAAAGGGATCACCACTTTTCATGCCATCAATGATTATGACAACTTCCATCCAAGAGGTCACGCACAGGGAGACCGTGCATTCTTGATAGACAAAGTCCAGTCGAGCTATGAACCTCTCTTTCTTACGGGGGGAATAATTTGGATTGATACACTTAATTCTGATGTATTTACACCACTTTCGCAAATGCCATCCATAATATTTGTCCCATCGCTCAGCATCACCCATGCCTTTGACATAGAATGACTTAAGCCTTTCGACGAGACCCATGAAACCTCCACCAGAAAAGATTATTCCGACCGCAATTGGACTATTCCTTAGAGTATACAAACTCTTGTTGAATTTTTGGCCAAGCCTATGAGCATAAGCAAGGAAGTGTAAGGGTGGTATTTCAAAAATTCTAGCTTTCATCTGGCCCACAAATTTTTCGGTTTTTAAGTACTCCACCTTTTCAGATATTTGCCAGATGGGATATAATTGTTCAATGTGAGCTTTATGCCAAAATTCTTCTACCATTTTCCATACATGAGGGTCACGAAGTGCATCCCTCTTCATTTTCGTTCCAAACACTTCACTGTATTTAAATCCAGCAGTAGCACCGAGATTCCAGTCGACTTCTTCTAATGGTATTTGTTCGGAATAAATTCCTTGTACAGTGAGAAATTCGACAATCTGATCGGCAGCCCATTTAAAATCAAACTGCATTTCAGGATCGAGGGGGGTATCTTCCAAACCAGGAGTATGATCAAAAAGTTTCAGCTGGTTATTGATATGCGTCCACGTTGGCCGCGCATACATATAATCCAGTTTCATTGGGACCTTACTTAGGTTGGAATCCCAGAGCAAATAATGGGGACTTACCTCAATCTTCGTGTAGTCAAATTTGGGGACAAATACAGTTGCTTTAGGTTTCAAAAAGCCCAAAGACTTGACAGCAACTTGGGGACCATCGTAACGAAAGTTACAGGTTGGTGTATCAAAGAGTACACCAACTCGAGAAAACTCATAAAGCGGGTTGTCGAACAATATAGCAGCTTCAACTGAGGTTCGACTCTCATGCTTGAAGCTTTGTTCTGCCTCTTCAAGAGGCTCCTCTAGTTTAAATGTTGAAGCACCTCTTTTGTCAACACAACGGCACAGTTGACCAAGCCACCCATATTTCGGACATGGATAGCAACAACCTTAGCATTGGGATCTAAGAGGGCAGTACCAGAGAAACCAGTATCAGTAGAACAAGAATGTTGTCCATTTTCAAGGGCCAGGACACCATTACTAATCTCGAGCAAGTCGGAGCCAGACCTCCTTCCTGCAACCCAAACATCAAGAACAGCTTGGGACCCACCGGCAGGCACAATAGCCCGGTGAGATTGCCAGTTAGCCTGGAATTTCTTGGGAACATCACAGACCATGATATCCAACTGTTTGTTAATCCACTTTACAGTGCATTCATCATCAACGAAAACATCATCCCAAACGTACAATCTTCCTTGTAGTTTATCACCTTCTTGAACCGCTTTTCCATTGGGCATAGCATCATGTGGATGGTAACAAGTAATGGAAGAGTTACCAACTCTAGTAATACATTTAAGATGTCTGTGAGTGTCATCAGTGATAGAAGCAGTAAATTTAAAATGAGCAACCGAAATAATTGGAGAACCAGGAAGAATGGATTCTCTTCCTTCAGCAGTTGATCTTTGGAGCAAATTGTATTGTTTTTCCATTTCTGGTAAACTGAGATCTTTGAGAGCCCAATAGGGGGATCTCTTTTCAACAACCAAATTTCCGTTAACCATAGACCATCCAGCTTCTTTCTGATTCTTCTTTCTAACGGCTCTCTTTGCTGCTTGATTGACTTGTTGGATAGTTTGGCTAGGTTGAGAGGGGAAAGACACCTTCTCAAGTCGACTAACCAATTCATTGATCTTGTCGTAAGCAACAGCTTCCTCTTTCTTTCCTTCAGGAAGCGGAGCGGGCACCTGTTGAGCAAGAGCGGGAGCCTTTAAAGATTTTAAAGTTTCCAAAACATCTTTAAGAACAGATTCCTGGAATTCAGACTCCTTTTTCTTTTGATCTTTCTGAGAACGAAGATCATTTCTTAGTTTCCTCAATTCATTTCTGATCCAAACTCGTTTCTGTGTTTGATCACCCATTTTGATAGTTTTAGGCACTACCAATTGTGGGACCATACCATTGTTAAGCTCTCGAATTTCGTCAGAAATTAATTTAATTTCCTGGGAAACAGTGGGACTTGACATTTTAGGTTTCTGAACTTTAGCTTCATTTTCGTCCTCATCTTCCTCATCATACATTTCGACAACACCTTCAAGGTCGGCATCATCCTTGTTAGATTCATTGACGGGAACAGACTTTTCAGTCTTTTTAACCTTTTCCACTTTCTGTTTATAGACCATTTGGGGATCTAAATCAGCTTCTCCACGAAGTTTTCTTCTCACTTGGTCGTGAAATTCATCAAAATCAGCCCATGAATTTCCATGAAAGTCAATCTCAAGACTAACATCCTCATCGTCTGCAGGTTTATACTGTTTAAAAGCACCACTAGGAGCATTATTATTATCATCATCACTATCATGACCATGATCCATTCCAGTATCATCTACATGACGATTATACCAGTCATCATCATCTTC